CTATTGTGACAGACCTAGAAATATTTGAGCATATTCAAAAGCCATATTTAACTGCTCGAATGCTACTTGTTGATGATTCAAATTTTTATCAAGAAGCTGATATTTTTGGATCAGAAAAAATAGTAATAATAATAAAATCTACAGAAGATGATTCTACATCAATAACTAAAACGTTTTTCATTGATCATATTGAGAAACAACAACAGATTCAAGACAATGCAAAAGTTATAGCAATTCATTTAGTTGAAGACATTGTTTACATTTCTTGTTTAAAAAATATTAATAAACACTACAGCGGTAAACCATCTGAAATAATAAAAAAGATTGCACGTACATTTTTAAAAAAAGATGTAATTAGATCTCAAGATGCAACTCCATTTGCTGGTGTTCCAGATGCTATCGATGGTGGAAGTTTTGGTGATCAACAAAATATAAGATGTATTATTCCAAACTTGCATCCTATTGAAGCTCTGCAGTGGTTGACTGCTCGAGCTTCTACTACAAAAGGTTATCCTTTTTATATGTACTCAACTTTAATTGATCCAGAACTCATATTTGAAGATCTCGGTACAATACTTTCAAAAGGAGCTTTAAATTCCAAAGACGATGCTAAGTTTGTTGCGTCTAGTACTAAAGCTCCCACCATGGATGTTGCTACACAAAGACGTATTATAAAAAATTATGAGTTTAGTCCTGGTAGCGAAAATTTGTTACAATTAATTACAAATGGATTAGTGTCTGCAGATTATGAATATATTGATACTCTAACTGAAAACACTCGTAAATTTAAGTATAATTCAAAAAAAGATTTATTTCAAAAATTGATCGATGATAATATTTTAAGTCGTGATCAGCCTAATCCAGGAATTCATTTCGGAGAAAAGATTGATGGTAAATCTTTCGATGAACACACAACCAATTATATAACTAAAATTGGTGGATCAAATATCTTTAGGACTCAACCTGAAATTGGAAATATCGATTGGACAAATTCTTACGGGGAAACAAAAAGTGCGGCTGAGTATAAACTAAAAGTAGTTAAAGCTTCTATGGATGCAATGGTTAAAAAAAATCCGGTAACTATAAACGTAGATGGAATAGAGTTTTTAAAAGGTGATTTTAATAAGACTATAGGTAATAATATCGATGTTATATTTTTAGCAACTTTAAACGAATCAACTCTTGCTAACGAAGTTATAGATAAGAAAAAATCTGGAAAATATCTAATATATTCAGCAAGGCATATGTTTAAACAAACAGTAGAAAAATACGATATTGCTCTCAATTTAATAAAAATTGGAAATTTAAAAAAAGGGAATAAAAATGAATAGTTTTTATGGAGACAATGTTCGCTGGTTTATTGGCGACGTTGTAGACATTGATGATCCAGTTCAAATTGGTCGAGTTAAAGTACGAATTAACGGATTACATCAAGATGATGTAGCTGATGCAGATTTACCTTTTGCTCAAACAGTTATACCAGTTACTCAGGGTGGAACAAAAGAATTAGGTAATTATCTTGGAGTTCAAGTAGGTGCACGAGTATTTGGAGTTTTTATGGATGGAAAAGATTCTCAACTGCCGTTAATACTTGGCTCAATGCCAAAATTTGAAGATAGAACTCAGGTTGTTAATGCTAGGCCGCATGAAGCGTTTCAAGCTGCTGAATCAGGTGCTTTAGGAACTCCAATTCCAAACCAAGTATTTGTTGCAAATAAAGACTTTCAAGTTAGCAGTGCAGCCATTCCAATTTTCAATACATTGTCAGAAGTAACGAACTTGCCGGGAATACCACAAAATGTTAACGATGCAATCTCAAAAGTATCAGACGTAGTTGACGAATCGTTAATAAAAATATCAGGAAAAGTTAGTAATGCTATAGCATTAGAAGATATCGTTAATAAAGCTGAATCAGAAGTCACATCAGCAGTTCAAGGAGCAGTTGATGGCGCTGTAACTCAAGCTACCGGTGCAGTTCAATCTGCAATTGCACCAGTTACACAAACAATAGTAGAAGCGCAAGCTGCAGTAGGAGAAGTAATATCAACAGTAGAAGAAACAGTAGAAACAGTTGATAAAGCGGTTAACACTGTCGTTGACTTACTGGAGCCAATATCTGGAGTATCGTCAGAAGCTTCTGATGCGTTAGAGTCGATAGAGGCTGCAAGTACAGCGGTTGCAGTGATTGGTGGTGCATTAAAAAAGGTAGCAAAATTATTTAGTGATGCTACATCAGGAGCAGTAGGAATTATAGATGTTGATAACGATAAGTCGCTATCTCGTTTAACTCGTGGAAAAGATTTACTTGCTCAGCCGAATAAAGATTTTATCGATGCTGCAGGATTTNTATTGACACCAACTGAACCAGACAATCCTTATGCTGCAAAGTATCCTCACAACAAAGTAACAGAAACAGCTTCTGGTCATATATTCGAAGTTGATGATACACCTGGTGCAGAAAGAATTAACGTACGTCATAAATCTGGATCAAGAGTTGAATTTCATCCTAACGGTGATGTAATCACTACGCACAAAAATGGTTTTCAAATAGCAACTGGTGATCATAACATTCATATAAACGGCGACTTAGATATTACGGTTGAAGGAAGTATGAATCTGACTGTTCTTCAAAATAAAAAAGAAACAATAGGTCTTACAAAATCAGAAACAGTTGGTTTAACATCTAGCGAAACTGTAGGAATAAACAAAAGCATTACGACTGGCGGAAACACCAGTATTACAACACTTTTAGGAGTTATAAATCTAAACTAATGGCACACGAATTTATTATTAAAGACAAGGGAAATCTTACAACATATACGAATTACGAAGATATTCCAAAAGTATTTGATCATGTAATTAAGTTTCTTCCAGAGATTCCGCCTGAGCCTCACACGCAAGAACAACACGATGAAATAGATCAATGGGACAATAAATTAAAACAACTAATGAAGAGGGAAAGATAATGCCAGCTGTATGCAGAATTGGACACGCTGATGTTCCGCATTGTAGTGGAATGACACGAGCTTCAGGCTCGGTTAACGTTAACGTAAATGGTATACCATTAAGCCGACAAACAGATATTAATACTAGTCATTTGCTTCCAGGAAATCCTTGTCCCGGACACGAAGCACCAATTGCTTTGGGATCAGTAACTGTACGTGTGAATGGTTTAGGGTGTGGAAGAGTAGGTGATACAATTACAAGTTGTACTTCTGTTGCTGAAGGTTCTTTGAATGTTTTCGCTGGTGGCTGATTTTTATAGGTATAAATAGACTTATGGCACGTGTATTTTCAATAGAAGACGGAAATCTAAATACTGCATCAATTACAGTATCTAGGAATAAAGTTTATTCAGACATTGACCTGACTTTTGAAAAGAAAGGTAATGGAGATATATTCAAAAAAACTGATGCTGCTGCAGTAAGACAAGCAGTTAAAAATTTGTTAATGACTAATTTTGGTGAAAAGCCGTTTGAACCATTATTTGGTGGAAACTTAAATTCTTTCTTATTTAATTTAGATACAGAAATAGATGAATTAGAAGTTGAAGAAAACGTAGCACAAGCAATGGCAGCCTTCGAGCCCAGAGCAGTATTAAGACATGTAAAGGCTTCTATATTACCAAGTCAAAATAGTATAAATGTAAAAGTAATATTTCAAATTGTTAACGTTGCAGAAACACAAGAACTTAACATAAATCTCGCGAGGTTAAGATAATGGCCGTTATTAGATCTTCTAGTCTTGATTTTGATACAATCAAGGCAAACTTAAAAACATTCTTTCAAGCAAAAACAGAATTTACTGATTATGATTTTGAAGCATCAGGGCTAAGTAATATTCTCGATGTATTAGCGTATAATACACATATTAATGGTTTGACTGCAAACTTTGCAATTAACGAATCATTTCTCAATTCAGCACAATTGAGATCTTCTGTAGTAGCTCACGCTGAAACTGTAGGTTATTATCCAGCTTCAAAAACAGGATCATCTGCTACAATTGATTTTAAAGTTGTCACAACAGATACTACTACTGCTTCAGCAACTTTACCAGCATTAACTGCATTTACTGGAACACTTGGCGAAGATTTATTTACTTTTCAAACTTTAGAAGCACATAGTGCAGTAAATGATGGCACTGGTACTTTTCAATTTAAAACTGAATCTGGATCTTCTTCAATTATACTTACTGAAGGTGCGCAAAATACAAAAACTTTTATAGTAGGTGAAACTTCTGATAATCAAGTCTATGTTATTCCAGACGCAAATTTAGATAAAAGTACATTAAAAGTCGAAGTTTTTGATACTACAACTTCAAGTACTTTTAATGCATACAATGATATTGAAACAGTCGTAAGAATTGACACTAATTCTAGAGTTTTTATTATACGTGAAACACCTAATGGTTTTTTTGAAATTATTTTTGGTGAAGATGGTGTTCTCGGAAAAGCCCCTACAGCTGGAAATAAAATTGTTATAACTTATTTAGCATCAACTGGAGCTGACGCAAATTCAATAAGTGCATTTACTTTAAATAATCAATTAACAATTGGTGGAACAAATTACACACCTACAATTACTACAATAGTTAATTCTGCAGGTGGTGGAGAAAAAGAATCTATAGAATCGATTAAACTCAATGCTCCAATTACTTTTGCATCACAACAAAGACTAGTTACTGCAGAAGATTATAAAGCTATAGTTTCTCAAAGATTCACAACAATATTAGATGATGTTGCAGCATGGGGCGGTGAAGATAATATCCCTGCAACTTTCGGTGACGTCTATCTTTCACTCAGTTTTAAAGATGGCATTTCATCAACTGTTCAAGCAGATACTAAAAATACGATTCAAAACGTCATTTCTCCTAACTTAGGTATTATGTCTATCGACGCTGAATTTGTAGATCCAATCACTACTTTTATAGAATTAGGAATTACTTTTGATTTTGATCCAGATTTGACTGGACTAACACTTGACGCTACTCAATCAAATATCAAAACAGAAGCTGCATCATTCTTTAGTACTAACCTTGGAAATTTTAATAGTGTATTTAGAAAATCTCAACTTATAACAGCTGTTGATGCGTTATCACCAGCTATTTTAAATTCTGATATGTCAGTTAAGATTCAACAAGCTTTCATACCAACGTTAATTACTACTGCAAATTATTCACTTAGCTTTCCAGTAAAACTCGCTGCTCCTGACGATGTAAATAGAATATTAACGTCTACACCATTTACGATTAATGGAAATACGTGTATCATAAGAAATATACTTGGTTCAACTTCACTTGAAGTGTTTGATCAAACTGCTGATACTGTTATTTCAGATAACATTGGAAATTATAATGAAGTAACAGGTGTGGTAACTATCACAGGATTTGGTAGTACTGTAACAGCGTTTAATGGATCATCAGTTAAAATTTCAGTTATTCCAGCGAATCAAAATACAATTAAACCACTTAGAAATTATATAATTAAATTAGACGAAGCAATAACATCAGCTTCTGGTACAGTTGATAATCAAAACACAAATACAACGTTGACAATATAAATGGCAATCACTAGTGTAGACAATAATAGACGAAATCCTGTAGTTAAAAGGGCAGATGTTAGAAACACATTGCCTAGTTGGTTTCAGTCAGATAATCCTAAGTTTATTACTTTCATGGAAGCTTACGAAGAGTTTTTAGATAGTGATTCTGGAAAATTTAACTTTCACCAAAAAGTACAAGAAGTGTTTGCTGCTCGTGATATACCAGATACAGATGAAGATTTTTTAGATCAAATAATTGGTGAAGTTGGCAATGGTTTAACACAATCATCTTTTTTTAAAAATCCAAGATTAATGGCAAGATTGCTTGGTAATTTTTATCAGCAAAAAGGAACTAAACCTTCAGCTGAAGGATTCTTTCGAGGTTTCTTTGGAGAAGAAGTTGAAGTCTTATATCCTAAAAGAGATATATTTCTTGTAGGAACAGATCAAATTGGATTTGATTCTCAAAAGAAAATTCAAGACGCAGAGCGTTTTCAAGTATTTTCGATATTAGTTAAATCAGGCATTTCAGTTAGTGACTATGAGTTATTGTACAAACGATTTGTTCATCCAGCTGGATTTCACTTTGCTGGCGATGTTATAGCTTCTGGCGAAGTGTCGTTAACTCCTACAATATCATTACACAATCCTCTAGATTCTGAAGAAGCTGATCCAATCTTTGCAGGTACAGCGTCTTTTGCAACTGGAACTCTATTTGCAGAAACTACTGGATTACAAGATTCGAGTGATGGAGTAACATTTAGAACTAGATTTAATTCTGAAGCAGAAATTGCTCTCTATGGAAATGATTCGGATCTTACTGCAAACTTATTCGTTAAATACTACGATGATATTAAAACACTTCTTAATCCGAACTCGTTTAGATTTGACGATAGTGCTAATAGTGGAAGACCAGATTTCGCAATGACTGTAGAAACCTTGGATAATGATGTATTTACTCGAATTTCATCAGATTCTTCGATATAAATAAGGTAAATAGGATTTAATAAAATGGCAAGACAAAATCTAGGTACAGGCTCATCAGCTAATGATGGAAACGGAGATACTCTTCGTACTGCTGGTACAAAAATTAATCAAAACTTTGTAGAACTTTACCGTCACTTAGGAGGTGGAGATAGTAATAACTTGTCTTCACAAATATCTCTTGAGGATAGTGCAGTAGTGTTTGAAGGTGCTACACCAGACGGCAATGAAATGAGATTAACAACTGTAGAACCGAGTGCAGATAGACAGATTCAATTACCCAATGCAAGTGGTATTGTTACACTCAACGCAGCTACACAAACACTAAGTGGTAAAACTCTTGATGGACCAGTAATTAATTCTGCAAAACTAGGATTACTTCTTGACTCATCTGCTAATGAACTAATTACATTCACGAAAGCTAGTTCTGCAATTAATAACATTTCTGTAGGAAACGCGGCTTCAGGCAATAATCCAACTATCGATGCAATTGGTGGTGGAACTAATTTAAATCTGGAACTTGCTGGAAAAGGCACAGGTTCAGTAGACATTCAATCTAAGCTTTCGCTTAAAGCTGTTACTATAACAGCAAACAGTGCAGCTTCAACAGCAGCTTCTTTTATTATATGTAATAAAGGATCAGCTTTGGCTATTTCTCTAGCAGACGGCACAGTTGTAGGAGAACAAAAAATATTTACAAACAAAGGCGCCGGAGCAGCAACCATAACACCAGCTAATTTCGCAGCTGGAACTAGTTTTGCGATTGCTCAAAATGAAGGAGCAACATGTATCTGGGATGGAGCCAATTGGTTTCTCGTAGGTAATCAATCAGTAACGACGGTGGCGTAATATGACAGCAATTGTAACAGACCCTTTAAAAAGAAAACTAGCAACAGACTTACTTACTGAAATTGGAAGTACTAGTGATAGTAATGAATTCTATGTAGGAATTGGTAAAACAGACACATATGATTCGGCTGATACTACAATCATACCAATTCGTCATACTTTTGAAGAAAGAGTAGCTAGAGGAAATTTAGAATCAGTTAAAAAAGTTACTGCATCTTCAATGGTCATTCCTAGACATAACTGGTCTTCAGGTACGACATATAGCGCATTCAGTGATAAACAAGAAGGGTACCCTTCTAATGCTTACTATGTTCTTACAGAAAACAATGAAGTGTATGTATGTTTGCAACAAAGTAAAGATAACACAGGATCAGCAAATCCATCAACCGTTGTCCCAAATTATTCTGCAGCTAGTGTAAATCAAGTCCAAGCGTTTGAAACATCAGATGGTTATCGTTGGAAACTTTTATATTCTATTGGCGCAGGTGATGCTACTAACTTTTTAACATCTGCATTTATGCCAATTAGTGTAGTTAGCAAAGATTCAGCTTCATCTAATACTACTGAACTACAGCAATTAAATATTCAAAATACATCTACACCCGGTCAAATTGTTGGTGTTGAAGTTGTAGACGGAGGAAATGGTTATACTTCTGCTCCTTCATTAACGTTTCGAGGAAATGGCGCTAGTGCTGCAGCAACTGCAACGATATCAGGCGGTGCTATTGTTAAAGTAGAAATGAATAATGAATCAGCTGGATTAGGTTCAGGATACGATTATGCTTCAGTAAACTTTACAGGTAACGCGACATTGAGACCAATTATCGGTCCACGCGATGGTATTGGCACTAATGCTCTAGCCGATTTGAAATCTTCAAGTGTTATGATAAACGCTAAGCCTAACGGATCAGAATCTGGAACATTTAATATTACAAATGATTTTAGACAAATATCACTATTTAAAAATTTAGATTATACTGACTCAGCCGCAGACGGCGGAAGATTTAGTGGTGTTACTTCTAAAGCTAATCGAAATATGACATTGACTGGAACTATAGCTGCAACAGGATTCGCGATAGACGAAATAATCACTGGTGGAACCTCAGGTGCTACAGCTATTATTGATGAGGTTGATTCAGCCGCTGGTAAAGCTGTAAGATTTCACCAAAATGAAAAAACAAGAAATGGTAACTTTACAGACGGTGAAGCACTAAGTGGAAGTTTAGGCGCATCTGGTACCATTGATAGCGGAAATCTCTTTGGAGTTATCGATATTTATTCCGGAGATTTATTATACATAGAAAATAGAGCACGAATTGTTCGATCTTCAGTACAAACTGAAGACATTAAAGTAATATTGACGGTGTAAAAAAAATGGCAACAGCATTTACCACTACAACATTTGAAACCACGTATAAAGACGATTTTAAAGATTCTGATAATTTTCATCGGATTCTTTTTAATAGTGGACGATCTTTGCAAGCTAGAGAGCTTACACAGATGCAAACCATTATTCAAGAAGAAATTAGTCGATTTGGTACGAATATTTTCAGAGAAGGCGGCAAAGTTAGCGGCGGGAACCTTACTCTTAATAACAGAGAATTTATTAAATTAACATCAGGCGCTTTACCTGCAGATGCTAGTACAGTTGTAAATGAATTATTTACTGATGGCACTGGGATTATAATAAAAATTCTAAAAGTAGTTGAAGAAGTTGGATCAGATCCAGATACTATCTACGTTGAATATACCGATAGATTACAAGGTACTGCTGGACCAACTGTTGTTCGTTGTGCTAATGGTGGTACACTAACTCATAATGGTGGTACACTTGATAATTTAACAATTGCTTCATCTGATGCAACAGGTTTAGGTTTAGAAGCTTCTGTAAGTTCAGGATCTTTTTATATACAAGGTAGATTTGTATTTGTTAAACAACAGTCTGTTATAGTAAGCAAATACACTACTGAAGTTACTAGAGAGCTTGGTTTCAAACTTGAGCAAGATATTATATCAACAGCAGACGATACAGCATTATTCGATAATCAGGGAGCTGTTCCAAATGAAGCTTCTCCTGGAGCTGATCGTTGGCGTATCAGATTAACTCTTACAACTAAAGATCAATTAGCTGCAAGCGACAACTTTGTATTCTTATCACAGGTCAATAACGGTAAAACTGGAATTGAAGTAACTAGAGACAATTCTTATAATATTATTTTAGACACTATAGCTAGACGTACAAAAGAAGAATCTGGCAATTATGTTGTACAACCATTCCAGGCATCATTTGATCTACTTAATGATTCTAATCTTTCATTAGATGTATCTGGTGGAATTGCTTACGTTGAAGGATANAGAATTCAATCAAAATCAACTGGNATAACAGTTCCAAAAGCTAGAACNACACAAGCAAATGTAGGTGATACTGTCATACCAGTCTACGGAAACTTTGTTTTATTTGATTCAAACTACAGTTTACCAGAACTACATTCACGNGCACTTCTTACAAATGATTCTTCTGGTCTTGGANNTAAAATNGGTACAGCTAGAATTAGACATTACGAAGAAGATGGCGCAGATTTTAGGGCATATCTNTATGANATCAAAATGGATGCTGGTCAAAACTTTGCTTCNACACAATCNATTGGTGCAGGTGCNACCGATTTTATTAATCCTAAGTTGGTAAACAGCAGAGCAGAATTAAAAAACACATTANATAATANTTTACTTTTTCCACTNCCNTTTNNAAGACCATCGACAATTGCGTATACTGCTGCTAATGAAATTGTTTTACAAAGAAAATATACAGTAACTACAAACGNTTCTGGTATTCTAGCTTCTAACNAAGCNATAGCAGAAGGCAACACATTTACTAGTACTTCACAATGGATAGCTACANGAANAACTGGNCAAATGGATGCACTTACATTTAATATCAGTCTTGGTACACCAACTGGTTCAGAATTTAATATTACTGGTGGCGCAGAAGCAAGCACAGCATACGACATTTATGCTTTACAAACTCATAAAGGTACATCAAACTTTTCAGCTAAAACTAAATCACTAGCAACTGGTGTTCCGCTTACAACAAGTATGCAAACAGATGTAGACTCTAATGGAAGTGGTACTAAATTCATTTCATTAAGAAAAGCTGATATTTTTAAAGTAGAAGAAATTGCTCTTAATGGAGCCGGTGGAACAGACTTATCAAATTTCTTTGAGGTCGATAATGGCCAACGAGATAACTTTTACGATATTGGTAGATTAAATATTAAATCTGGTGCATCACTTCCAACTGGCAATGTGTTTGTTCGATTTAGACATTTTACGCATTCAACATCTGGTACACATTTTGATGTAACATCATATCCAACTGGTGATAGTGTAGGATACGAAGGAATACCAGATTTTAGAAAAGCTGGTGGAGATGTTATTAATCTTAGAAATGTATTAGACTTTCGTCCAGTAGCTGGAATCTTAGCTGATTCTGCTGGAGTTGCACAACATACGTTTGATTCAGCTGGTAGTGGTAATCAGATCGTGCCACTTCTTCCAGTAAGTGGACAATCATTTGATGTGAATGCAAGTTATTATCTTCCAAGAGCTGATAGATTAGTACTAGTAACTGCAGACGATGAAAAGAAACCATTGCCTCGAGGCCAAATGGAATATATTCAAGGCGATCCAGATCTTAACCCACGATTACCTGCTGTTCCAGAAGGTGGACTTGCTCTACAGAATTTTAATATAAATGGTTACACTTTAAACGAATCAGATTTAAGTTCACAAATTATAGAGTCAAAAGGCTTTACGATGCGCGACATTGCGCGACTAGAAAACCGCATTGAAGATCTTGAATCTTTAACAGCATTAAGTCTGCTCGAAAACGCTACTGAAGCTTTAACAGTTATCGATTCAGCTGGTCTGTCTCGATTAAAATCTGGATTTATAGCAGACACATTCANAGACTTTACATTTTCTGATGTAAATAGAAATGAGTATAGAGCATCAGTTGAAAACACACAAGGAGTGCTTAGACCTCTTGTTATAAACAACGATATTCGATTAATTTATGATTCAGATAACTCGACATCATCTCGAGGTAACAAAAGAGGATTAGAACAAACTGGTGAATTTGTTACTTTGCCGATAGATTCAAGTCCAGCTTTTCTTGATCAGAGTTTCGCGACTGAAACAGAAAATGTCAATCCATTCTCAGTTATAACTGGAAAAGGAATCGTAGAGCTTTCTCCAGCATCTGACACTTGGGTTGAAAGACGTAGAGCACCTGAGATTGTTGTTGATGGCGGAGAAATTGTTAACACACGAAGAGTAGAGATTTCGCTTGGTAATAGAAATGCTCTTTTTAGTGGTGCTCCATTTATTGATGAAGTTACAACTACAAGAAACGTGGTTGGAACAAGAGTTATTGCTGTGGAATTAATTCCTTTTATGAGATCAAGAAAAGTATTCTTTAGAGCTCAAGGATTAAGACCAAGAACACGTTACTTTCCTTACTTAGGCAGAAGAGCAATTGATTCTTTTGCCAAAGGAGAAACTTCTTTTACTCGATTTGGAACAACAAACGTAGAAATTGGAAACTTATTTTTCGATGCTACAACTCACCCAGAAGGAACTGAAAATTTAGAGACAGATGCAACTGGACAATTAATTGGATCATTTATTGTTCCAAACACAGCATCTAATAAGTTTAGAGCAGGAGCACAAGAATTTAAATTACTTGATGTATCAGGCGCTGGCGAGAACGAATCGAACTCGCTCAGTAGTGCTCGAATTAATTATAATGCTCAAGGTGTTATTGAAACAGTACAAAGCACTGTAAGAACTACAAGAATTATTGATAGAACTGTATTCGTTGAACCAGAAGTTGGAGAAGGTACTGCTGAAGGTCCAAGCGAACCTTTAGCACAAACGTTCTTTATTGATCCTTTCACACATCCAAACGGCCTATTCATAACCAAAACTAGAATATTCTTTGCTACTAAATCAACAACTGTTCCTGTTCGATGTGAAGTCAGACCAGTTGAAAATGGAATACCTACAAGCTTTCGTATTCCAGGTGCTGTTAAATTTTTAGGTCCATCAGAAGTTAATATACCTACTGATTTAAATGATTTAGATAATATACGATCAAACGGTACAGATTTTGTATTTGAAGAGCCAATATATCTAACACCGGGTAGAGAATATTGTATTGTGCTTCTTGCAGAAACAGTCGAGTATACTGTTCACGTAGCAAAAATATACGACTTTTTAATTGGAACTACAGGTTCTCGTGTTTCACAGCAACCTACACTTGGTTCATTCTTTATGTCTCAAAACAGTTTTACATGGACACCTGATCAAGAAAGAGATTTAATGTTTATTCTCTACAGAGCTGAGTTTGCTACTTCAGGTAACGCTAAGTTTGGCAATGCAACTAACCTTAGAGAACTTCTTCCAACTCCTTCATTCTTAACAGATTCAGGCGGAACTGAAGTTAAAGTTCTTATGACGGGCCACGGTCTTCAGAAAAATGATAAAGTATTCATTAGTGGTGCTCGTGATTCTGACGGTAGTGGAGTTCTTGATTCAGATGTAAGCGGTGCGTTTACAACTGTTGATCGAATAATTGGATCACGTACAGTCACAAAAGTTGACCACACTGGATTCGCATTTGCAGCTGATTCAAACGCTGCAGCTACATTGTTAGTAGGTGGTAGTAATTCAGTTGTTACTCGTAATATAATGTACGATGAATTTTATCCAAACGTAGCTGCATTAAGACCTTCAGCAGGAACAACTATAACACCTACTGTTAAGAGAACAAGCGGTAGTTCTTATGCAAGCCTAAGAAATACAAGTCCAGTTAACGGAAAAGACGCTGCATTTGGTACTATTACTTTAAACGAAACAAATGTACTACAATCACCAAGTATTATATTAAATGATTCAAATGAAGCTGTGCATAGTATTTCAGGTCGTTCGTTTGAAATGAATTTAGCACTTGCGACTGATGATACCAAAGTTTCACCAATCGTTGATATACAACGTGCAGTTGTTGCAGCTACTGAAAATATTATTGATAGACAAGATGCATCACTAACAACGAACTTTAATGTTCCATTACAATTTGTTGATGAGACTGATAGAAGTCAAGGATCTCACGCATCTAAACATGTTACAATACCTGTAGTTTTAGAAGAACCTGCAGTTGGAATTAACATATTATTTGCTGCTAACAGACCGGCAGCAGCTGGATTTAGAGTTTATTTTAAAACTGGTCAAGCTGATGATAATTTAAATGATTTTCCATATATTGAACTTACAGAAGAAGGAAACAATCCAGCTGATGAAGTTAGAAGTATATTTAGAGAATATCAATATCTTGCTGGTGGACAAGTTGGTAATTTAGATGCATTTACTCAGTTTCAA